GAAAGCCATTATATTTTACAACTTTGACTATGAGCTTGCGATGCTGCGGAAAATGGCGGAAGAGTCAGAGACGCCGTGCGCCGAATGGAACGGGCATCGGCATGAGCCGATCCCGAAGGATGAGCGGTGGGTCTATCTGGTTCAGTATGCCGCCGGAGCGGAGGGTTGGAACTGCATTGAAACGGACACCATGATATTCTACAGCCAGAACTACAGTTACAAGTGCATGGCGCAGGCAAGCGGCAGAATTGACCGGCTGAACACGCCGTTTGTGGATTTGTATTATTACCACCTGATGAGCCGGGCGCCGATCGACCTGGCCATCCGCCGGGCGATCAAAGAGAAGAGGACATTCAACGAGAGCAGCTTTGTGACCCGAACACAGATTACGCAAAAAAAACACGCCCTCTAATAGAGAAGGATGAGAATGCGTCTTTTATGGCGTGTAAAAGGCGTTTTCAAACATGCCTTCTCTCTTTTTGTCCGTTTGTAAAGGAGGCGAATGGATATTCTTGAAAGAGTATTTCAGTCGCGGCTGATACGGAAGATCAAGAAAGACCTTCCTGGCTGCATCGTGCTGAAGAACGATCCGAACTACATGCAGGGGTTTCCGGATCTGCTGATCCTGGACGGAGACAGGTGGGCAGCGCTGGAAGTTAAAAGAGATGCAAAGGCCAAGCATCAGCCGAATCAGGAATTTTATGTTCGGAAACTGAATGAAATGTCCTTTGCACGTTTCATCTACCCGGAGAACGAAAGGACGGTACGGAATGAACTTTATCAATCACTCAGAGCTGGCCGGAACGCACGCGTTTCTCAGTCCGAGCCAGAACGCATGGACAAACTACACGGACGAAAAACTGGTACAAAGATATTTGTCAGCCCAGGCAGTCGAGCGGGGAACAAGGCTGCATGAGTTTGCCGCGGAAGCGATTCAGCTGAACCGGCGTCAGGCAGGGCGGGACACGCTGAGCCTGTATGTGAACGACGCCATCGGATACAAGATGACGCCGGAACAGACTTTGTTCTATTCGTTCAACTGCTACGGCACGACAGATACAATTGCCTACAGGAGAAACGTCCTTCGGATACACGATTTGAAGACCGGCGAAGTGGAAGCGCACATGAAGCAGCTGGAAATCTATGCCGCGCTGTTCTGTCTGGAGTACGGGCGGAAGGTCGGCGAGCTTCGCAAAAAAGGTTATGGCGATAATGATATTGCGCGGATGCTGGGCGTCAAGGTGAACGAGCTTCACTTTGAGCCCGAAAAGATGGACGACATCATTCTGCGCATCTATCAGTTTAACGAATTCAAGGAGGAACATCCTGATCCTCTGGAAATTCGGAGCCTGATGGACATCATCGTGAACCATGACCGGGTGCTGGAGAACGTGAAAGCGGAGGATTAAAACATGAATAATGATATTCTGATGAGCGACGGCCTGTATGAAGAACTCGTTCAGGACGAGCAGGAATACCTGGCGCATGTCGGGCGCAGCGTGCTGGACGGCGCTCCGATTGGATCCGGGCGGTACCGCTATGGCAGCGGGGATTCGGCCTATCAGCATGTGCGCAATTTTCAGACAACCGTGCGTTCCCTGCGTAAGAAGGGTATGACGGATAACGAGATTGCGAAGCACATGCAGATGAACTCCTCTGAGTTCCGGGCAAAGATCTCCCAGAACAAGGAGCAGGTGAAGGCTTACGAAGTTGCCATGTGCAAAAAGCTGCGCGAAAAGGGCATGAGCACAACGGCAATTGCCAAGCGGCTGTACGGCGACGAGAAGAAAGAAAGCACCGTACGTAACCGGCTGAAGGAAGGCGCGGCGAGGCAGAACAAGATATTCGAGGCCACGACGCAGGCGCTGAAGGAAGAGCTGGAAAAGAACCGGATGCTGGATGTCGGACCGGGAACGGAGCTTGCGCTGGGCGTCAGCGCGACGAGACTGAAGAACGTGCTGACCCAGATGGAAAAGGAAGGCTATACTGTGCACCGGAAGATCGCCGTTGATCAGTATGGCAAGGCTACGAATCAGAAGACCACGATCAAGGTGCTGACTAAGGATGACGTATCTGACCGGGAGATCTACGACCATCTGGAAGAGATCAAGCCGGCAGGACTGAATTTATATTCAGACGATCGCGGAGAGAGCTTTAAGGCTCGTAAGGAACCGGAGGTCGTGCATACAGACCGGGTTTATATTAAGTATGCCGATGACTTCAACAGTGCTGAGGATGGCCGGCTCATGGACGGCGTGATCCAGATCAGGCGCGGTGTTCCGGATCTGAACATGGGTAACGCCAATTATGTGCAGGGGCGCATTCGTGTTGACAACAACCATTTCATGAAGGGAATGATCATCTACTCTGATGATATTCCGGAAGGCTATGATGTGGTCTACAACACGAACCGGAAAAAGGGCGCGCCGCTGTATAAACAGGAAGGATATATCGGAGACACGGTCTTCAAGAAGATGAAGGATGACCCGGCAAATCCTTTCGGAGCCAATATCAAATCGGACGATCCCGAGGATGGCCAGCTTGTACTGGGCGTTAACCGAACATGGAAAGACAAGGATGGCGTGGAACATGAATCTGCCATTCGGATTGTCAATGAGGAAGGTAACTGGAACGACTGGAGCCGGAACATCTCGGCACAGATGCTGTCCAAGCAACCATGGGCGTTGGCAAAGCGCCAGCTCGATCTGACATACGCCAGTAAAAGAGAACAGCTGGATGATATTCTATCGCTGACCAATCCTACCGTAAAGCAGAAGATGCTTGAGGACTTCGCGGATGGATGCGATTCAGATGCGGTGCATTTGAAAGCATACGGGTTTCCCGGACAGGCCGGCAAGGTGATCCTGCCGGTCACTACTATGCCCGATAATCAGATTTATGCACCAAGCTATGACAACGGGACACAGGTCGTATTGATTCGATATCCACATGCGAGCATCACGGAGATTCCGTCGCTGACGGTCAATAACAACCATAAAGATGCCAAAAAGATATTAGGGCAGGCGATCGATGCGGTCGGTATTTCGCCGAAAACCGCGCAGCAGCTGTCAGGCGCAGACTTTGATGGCGATACGGTGTATGTGATTCCGAACAACACGGGTGACATCAAGTTTGCCAAGCAGTATAAGGATCTGCAGGATTTTGACACCAAAGAAGCCTATCCTGGATATCCTGGCATGAAGGTGATCTCCCACCAGTATCAGCAGAAACAGATGGGCGTTGTGACCAATCTGATCACTGACATGACAGTGGCAGGAGCAACGTCAGAGGAACTCGTTCGGGCAATCAAGCATTCCATGGTTATCATCGATGCCGAGAAGCATCAGCTGGATTGGAAACGGTCCGAGCAGGAGAATGATATTCGTGGCTTGATCGAAAAGTATCAGGTGAAGCAAGACGGTTCTGTCGGCGGAGCAAGCACTTTGATATCCAGAGCGAAATCTACCACCTATCTGAATCAGCGTCGCTATAAGGGCATTGATCCGGAAACCGGAGAAAAGATTTACGAGGAAACCGGCAAGAAGAACTGGAAGGGCGAACTGATCACCGAGAAGTCTACTCAGATGGCCGATACGAAAGATGCACGCACATTGATATCTGGACATAACAGTCCGATTGAAAGGGTGTATGCAAATTATGCCAACCAGATGAAAGCGCTTGCCCTTGAAGCCCGTAAAGCATTGATTGCTACGGATAATCTGAAATATGATCCTGAAGCAAACAAGCATTATGCGGCGGAAGTGAAGAGTCTTGAAGCCAAACTGCGGGCGGCAAAGATGAATGCTCCGCTTGAACGCAAAGCATTGATATTGGCGAACGTGGCCGTTAAGCAGTACGTTTACGATAACCCCGCCATCAAGAATGACGGAGGTGCTCTGAAGAAGCTTAAAGGGCGAACGCTTAACCAGAAGCGGCTGGTAACTGGCGCTGTGAAACAGCGTGTTAAGTTTACAGACCGAGAATGGGAAGCGGTTCAGGCCGGTGCGGTGCATCATACTTTCTTGAAAGACTTGCTTCGAAACGCCGATTCCAAAGAGGTAAAGCAACTTGCGATGCCTCGTGAAAAGACAACCATCTCTGCTTCTAAGAAGAGTAGAATTCAGTCTATGCTGAGCATGAATTACACTCAGAAAGAGATCGCAAACATGCTTGATATTCCGCTTAGTCAGGTCGAAAAAGTTTCTGTCGAATCGAGGTGAGATAGATGACAGAAGAAGTAATGCTTACAACGACGGATAATCCGTATAATCCATTTGATAATTTCGATCAATGGTTCTCCTACGATGAACTCAAAGCTCGACAGGAGAATAGGCCTACTTGCTGCGGCTATCTTGCTCGTGTCGACACAAGCTCCGACGAAGTTAGCGAAGCGGAGCAGCGGCAAACGATGAATGACATCATTGACGAGATTATCACCCTCAATTTAAGTGGAAAATTCCGTAAA